GTTATACTACTTGCAGAGGACTCAAAATCATATACCTTAGAATTTTCAGTAACAGTATTATAATCAACTTGATTTTCAGAATTACCAAAATACAAAGATCGATCTCTAAAATATTTTAATACTTTTGTTTCACTGTCATATGATGCTACATATCCTTTTGCAATTTTTCCATCTGCTCTTGTTTGTGTTATTTCTTCTCCAATAACTGGAGTTCCAGTAAAACCTGAGCTTAATTTTATTGCATAAAGTGATGAATATTGATTTCCCGTAAAAATGGTATCGGAACTAAATGTTGTTGGATTTCTTATAATTCCAACCTGAGAAAAATAAGTATCTGTTGGAAAATCTTTAGTTGAATCGTCAAATCTTGCATATATCAATACTTTATCAGTACCTAATTCAGAATAAATATCATATCCATGCCCTTTAGATGGTGGAATAATTGGTATCAATCTTGCTGGATTTGGAAGACTTCCCGATGGCTGAAGACTTCCCAAATCAACAATGCCGTAAGTATATCCACTGCCGCCAGCAGTAACAATAGCAGAAGTTATTACTCCACCTGTAGTGGTAACTGATACTTTTCCACCATTACCATCACCAATAATATCGACAGAAAAAGTTCCCGATCTATAATTTTCTCCTCCATCTGCAATATATACTTTCTTAATTTGATTAAAGTTTATACTAGAATTCCCCGATTCTCTAACAGAAATAATTTGAGAATCTGTTGATGTTTCCCAATCATTTGGAACTACAACATATTCAGTAGAATCAAACTTTATAATATCACTTGGAGATACTGAAAATAGATATTTCCAAATATACTCATCCCCGCTTACTCCTGCTGCAGATGGTTCCAAGTCTGTAAATGTGGGTTCATCCTGTGATTTATTTCCTTTTGGAATTTGTCCAGAAGAACCGTTGTCAATACAAATATAAACTCTATAATCACTATTAATTACATAATAATTTGAATCGTATAATCTACTTGAGTTTGAATTTGGTGCTTGATTTGAAATACTATAATCATGCCTATACATATCATAAGAAGTATTGGCAGTCCAAGTAACTTTTCTTATAAGTCTTCTGATATTACTACTTGTAATTTTTTTACCAAATAGAGCAGTATCTCTATAATGTCCGGAGTAATCAATATTGTCAGTTGGACTTGGTATATTAGAATTCCAATTATCAGTTCTCCCAAATCCAATTGATGCTGGTGCTGGATTAACTAGACCCAAAAAAACATAATGTGAATTATTACCAGACACTACGGAATCTATGAAATTGCTTGCATTCACTATTCTAAATTGGTCTGTTACAACTGCTGCCATATTAATAGTTTTTTTTTATATTTATAATAGTTTGGAGAGTGCTCCAGTATTCCTTATGCCAGTATTTCTTCTCTGAATTGTTGGGAATGTTGATAGTCCAACATCTATAGTATTTCCAGAAACTCCTATTGAAATTGGAGAACTTGACCTTGATCCAACACTCAACTTGCCCCAAGAGAATTTTCCTACTGCATTTGAGATGCTACCAGTAGATGCAAGTCCGACCACAGATGTATTTGATTTTATGTTGCAGGTAATAATTCCAGTAGTACCAGTTGAAGAAATCTGGTGGACATAATAAATGTTATCCAAGAATGTGGAACCAATTCCAACTATGGATGAATCGGAACTGTCAATAGAAGTTACTCCCCTTCCAACACGAGTATCAAAAATATAAATTGGATATCCAACTTGTAACTGATTATATAATCCTAATGAAGGTGCTTCTATATGGAATTTAAGTGCTAATGGATTTCCACCACTACCAGTTGTAGTTGTAATTCCTGTAATAATTCCAGAAAATCCATTGACTAAAGTAATATTGGAAATATTTTCATATGTTGGATCTGGAAGTGGAACAATAACTCTTGGTGGATTTGAGGAAGTGTATCCAAAACCAGGATTTATTATTGACACCACTCCAGTTAATGATCCATTAGAAATGGATGCAGTTGCGGTTGCAGTGGTAACTTCTGGAGAAGAAAATGAGACTTTGGGGGAAAAACTATATCCATATCCTGGATTTGTGATTGTAACAGAAGTTACAATACCACCAGTTATATTTGCTGTTCCTGTTGCAATGGTTCCAATTCCAACTCCAATGACTCCAGGACTTTCAAATCTAGCAGTTGGTGGTGAATTATATTGATATCCACCATAAGTAATAATAACATCTGTAACAATACCAGAAGATCCTGTAATCGCATATCCAATAGCGAACTTACTTGCAGCAGCAGCAATTTTAACATTAATTGATGAACCAGTATATCCACTTCCAGGATTGGTAATTGATAGTGACTGAATGGTTCCAGCTGCAGAAACTATTGCAGTAATAGCAGCAGATACTGGATCTGGATTTCCAGAAAAAATTAATGCATCAAACTTTGTACTTACATCATATTTAAACCAATTAATAGTTTGTCCAATTCCTGGGCCATAATCGATAAAGATTTCATTAGAAGTAGTAGAAAAATCTTTAATAATCTTTGCAGTTGGATATACTAAAGATTCGATAGAATCTCTGGTTTTATAAACATCCTCACCATTAATTTTTCTATCAACTTTTTGCTTAATCCAACTTAATGGTCTATTATTTTGAGTGTCTACTCCTTGGTCAGAATATAAATTAGTTTCAAACTTATCCGAGGATGATAAATCAAATATCGTTCTCTTATTTTGCGAAATTGTTCCAGGAATACTATTATTTTTAAGCACTTGTACAGAATCTCCTCTTTTTAGAGTTTCGTTAATGTCTGTAATCAATGTACTATCATCACCTGCAGTTCCTCTATAAAAGAATATTGCAACATTATCTTCTGGTTTTGGTGCCGTCGTAAATACAAAGGATGTTCCACCATTAAACTCATATGCTACTTCAGGATCTTGAATTACGCCATTAATAACAATTAGTAATGCATTTGTAAGATTTACCTGAGAACCTTCTTGAATTTCAAAACTCAATAAATCATTATTATAATATAATGGGAACCTAGTCCTAACTCCATCTTGATAATTTTGAATTGAATCAATATAATCAAATTCTCCAAATTGCCATGCAGCAAAGGAATCTGTAAATGTATTAAGAACAGTTAATTTAAATTCTGATAATGGAGATACTAATCTTAAATCAGTAACTAAACCAACTGGTTTAAATACGTCTCCACGTTGAAAATTGTATCCCTGTCTAGAAATATTAAATCTAGTTACTTCATAATATGTTGAACCTATTCCGGTAGTCGAACTTGCTCCAACTTCAACATTTAAAAGTAGTCCTATTCCAGTAGATGTTGTTGTACCAATACCTAACCTGGATATACCAGTCACTCTAAGATTCTCATAAGAAGGTTCTGAGACAAATATTTTTGGATTTATATATCCAGTTCCACCACCGATAATATTGAATGATAAGGTTCCTCCTGCACCAACAGATGCTGTTATAGTTGCTGCTGCTCCAGTATGTCCACTTTGATATACTGATACTCCAATAGAAACGATGCCATTATATCCAGATCCACGATTATCCGTAGTTCCTAGACCAACTGATACAATGCTACCACCTGCTCCCACTACAGCAGTTACTGCTGCTCCAACAAGAGGTGCATATCCCAATCCAGTAGATGACCCTAAGGAAATAATTATTCCACCTCTAGGAGTTTGATTTTGATTAACATCAAATTGAGAAGTAAAGATATCTAAAGTATTTGCTGATGTAATACCAGAAAATACTACACTACTTATTCCTGCAATAGAATTTTCAATAATTCTAAAGTTATTTCCTGGATTATTATTGGTTGTTGGTGTTTGAAAAACACTGTTTATGAATAAAATACCATTTCCACCAGTAGAACCTAATCCAACAGTATTTGCGCCACCAACAGTTAATGTGAAGGTTCTACCAATACCAGTAAATTGATCGGATATATCATCATATATTTGATTGGTTGTATAATTATTTCTTAAGAATACTCTACCAGTGAAATCGGATGTTTCAAATCTTAAATTACTAGAGTCTCTTTCTATTTGTGGATTTCCTCTTGGGGATTTGGTAAAGAAAATGCTATTATCAACAATATTATAGGAACCTTTATAAATTCTTGCTTGTGTAGAGTCCGTGTGAGATGATGCTGATGATCCTACAAATCCCCTAACAACTTCTACCAAAGATATTGTCCCACTATTTGTAATCGGTCCAATATTAGTTGTCCCTAAACCAACATTAATAATGTTCATATATTCATTATCAATTTTTAAAATATCTCTTGGAATTATTGTTGATATCCCACTTAAAGCAAATGTAGTTGATTCGGTACTAATTTGTCCACCATTTCCAGATAAAGTATGTGATATTGGAGTATATAACAGTGGATATTGAACTAAGTTATCAAGCGTAATAATTATTTTTTCATTTTTCTTCCGCATTTCAAGTTGATGTGCATTTCCTTCTCCAATGGAAGTGAATGTTACACCAATTCCGTTTTGAGCATTATTTTTAGTTGTTGCTAATTTAAACGTATCATTATCAATTTTAATTGCGAAAACTGTTGATGGTAAAATAGTTGACGGTCCAATCATCATTGAGCTTACACCGATTCCTAAGAATGTTGCTTTTGGTGTATATACAAGTTCCTCCAAGTTGCTAAAGAAATGATTTTCTATTGTAAATTTACCTGTAGATAGGTTTAATTGAGTGGAATTTGAGGGGTCAAACTTTTTTGCAAAAATTGGATAATTATTAGAATTTAAATCAAATTGAGTCCTATTAACTCTATCTCCATTAATTGCATTATAAAAACTAACTCTAACAGATTCTGATACACTTCCATATTTAAGACTTGGTGGAATATTTACATCATCTAGAATAGTGTATAAGCACTGATTAAATGATAAAATATCAATTTTAGATGTTATTAATGAATCTGGATAAAATTTTAATATAAAATTATTTCCAGAATATTCTCCACCAAAAGTTCCAATTCCTGTAGTACTTCCAACTGAAAGGAATGGTGATTGTTGAACATAAATGTTAGTCTTATCTTGCACCAACATAATTTGATGCAGGGAACTTGTTGATCCAAAACCAACTTTGACTAAAGATTTGACTGCATTAAAATTAAATTTGTTTAGTGATACTACTGTTGTTGATGCTGCAGAAACTGATGTTGAATAATTTGATTGATATATTGCAGTTCTTTCAAATTCATCTATCTGACCAGGTAATTTAAATCTATATGTTCCAACACCAACTGCTGTTGTACCAAATCCAACAATTTTTGATCTTATACTAATTTCATTGGGAGAATCATTTGTATAATTTAAAGACAATATTCCAGAAGAAATATTAATATCTGCACCAAATGAACCTATAAAATTTCCAGAATAATTATTAGTTTCGTAGTCGGAATCAAAATAATATTCTGAAATATAAATATCCGTACCAATACCAGTCAAATATAACTCAATAAAATTCATCTGATTTGTTTCAGAATCAGTAATTTGAATATTTGCATTTAAAGAACTAAATTTATTATAATTTACAGATATAATTGAAGTTGTTATTCCCGAGTTTGCAATTACATTCGAACCTGTTAGATTAATAAATCCAATACTATTTGTTCCAATACCAGGTAAATCCGAATTAAATTCATTATTAATTAATTTTAAGTTATAATCTGTATTATATGGATCAGTGGGTATAAATTGAAGATAAGTTTCATCGTATTCATTTGTAAATATTGAAAATGAACCAATCTCTTCTCCAGAAATCTGTGTAAGTCCTGTTCCAACATTAACTATACTTCCCTTTTGCATTAAGAAATTGTCGATTCCGTTATTTAATATAACTAATTCTGTCAATTGAATTTGGGAATTACTTGGATTAGAAACACTGAATAATAAACTATTATAGGATGATGAAGAATTCAAATTGAGAATATTTAAAAATTCACTTGGTTCTCCATCCAAATTAGAAAATTGTCTGCTTATATCGTCTACTTTTAAAACTACATTAGTTTTACATTCAGTATAATCTGTTAATTTTTTATTTTTTAAATTTAAAAATTTAGAAGAATTTCCAACAATATCAACATCTTTTACTAAATCGAAATCATAAATCGTATCTACTCTATTTTCTTCAACTATGTCACAAATTATAGTTGTTGCATTTGAACTATTTAAAATTGTGGAATTTGTAGTGGATGTAATTCCAGTATCTGCAAAATTTTTTAATCCGCTAGTATGAAGTAAATTATTGACTGGAGTTCTTAGATTTTGATATGTGATGGGACTCTTTACTGTATACGATAAATTTTGATAGTAATCATTATCTGCAATTACTTGGTCATCTTCATCTAATTTTCCAATATTATCTACCCATCCAAGATCTTTTCTAACGAAATAATCAATATTAAATCTTCCAGAATTATCTTTAATTGAGTCTATAGTTGCTATATTACCAGATTCCTTACCATTTATTACTTCTTCAATAGATAAATCGTAAGATCCATTTACTTTAATAGATGTTTTATCATAATCAGTAATAATTAAATTCCTTTCAATATTATTGGAAATAATTGTTTCTCCAATAATAAATGGTGATAATTTTTGTACAACTTCAAATTCTGGGTAATTAGATTTTTTTATAATATTTGCGGATGAATCTTGAATTGTTTTTGCTATTCCAGTATTTGTTGTCAATCCAGCAACACTAAGATTAAGTACAACCTTAGCAAGAATACCCGAATCATTATATCCACTAACTGTAAAGAACTGATATCCATACTCTTCTGAATTAAATCCAGATCCAGAATTACCAATTTTTTGAATACCTTCTACAAATACTTTATCTCCAATATTAAATGGATTAGTTGAAAATCCAAGTACTGGTGTTGTTATAAAACATGTAAAAATTCCACTAGAAGAAGATTGTACTTGTTGGATGCTAATTCCGTTTGTATTATTAGTTGCAAATAATTGTACTGTTGTTTCTGGAAGACCTTTGGGTTCTTGCACTATATTTACTGAGGAAATAGAATTTCCATTTATTACTGCTTCTAATATTCCACTATCAATTCTTTCTCCAGTTGTAGTGTTTACAATTACAATTGATGGTGCATTAACATAATCTTTTCCGCCATCAGTAACTCTAATAGCATCAATTGTATTTGAATTTTTAATTGTAATTGATGGTGATATGTATGCATTGGGTTGTAAAGTTTTATCCGAAGAATATTCAAATCCTTCATTAATAATTCTTACTTCTCTTGCATTTCCTATAGTTGATGATTTTGCAATAATATAAGCATCTTGACCGTCAATAGAATCAGATCCGGTAAATATTGGCAATTTCTTATACCCTACCCCACCAGAAATGATGTCAATTTTACCAATGGGACCTTTTGCAGATACGGAATTTGTAGTATATGATAAAGTATCACATTCATCTTGAGAATATGTTAGTTTTTCAGGAATTTTGTCCAAAGAAATGTTAAAAGTAGTAGATCCAATACCAGAAATGCTATAGTTTGAATTATATGCACTATCCACAAATAATATTTCTGAATAATTATTTACTTCTACATCGGGAGTATTGATGTCCCCAGATTTTTCTAGGTTGTAATATAATTGAGTTGGTAAATTACTATCATAATTAATGATAAGTGATGCATTAGTTGAAACTCCAACAGTTCCTACACCCGATAAATTGAATCCAGAAGTAGATGCAGTAGAAACAAATTCATTGTTAAATTGCTGATCATAATAAACTTTAAAATTATATCCAGATAAAGAAGAATCTGATAAATTAAATACCAGATTATTATTTTTAATTGATTTAATTTGTGGATTTATTAATGAAATACTCTGATTTTTACCACCAGTAGATGCAATGCTTACTATAGATGGGGGGATAGTATTGGCATCAATGTAAGTTTGTGAAAGTTTGATACTATTATCATCAATTTTATAAACATAATAAGATCCTGTTGATAATCCAGATGCAATTAGATCTGCAGAATATAAAATTTTATCTGCAGTTTTTAAATTATGAGAGTTAACTGTGATTGTACTGGATATCGTATTGATGCCAGTTGAATTAAATCCGATAGGATTGATTAAAATATTTCCAGTATTTGCATCTCTCTTAACATAAACTGAGGTTGAAGTCCCAATACCAACCGAAAGGTTTGGATTAACATTTAAACTAATAATATCTCCAGCAGTTAATTCATGATATGTTGAAACCGAAACTGTAGATTTAAT